GAGCGCGAGCCTGCCGTTCCTCCCTACCGACTGAGAGAGCAGACCGAACGCGCAACTATGGCCGAAGAGCGTGCACAAGCGCTCGAACGCCAAGTCGCGGAAATGAATGGGCGTCTCGCCGAACTCTCAGCCCGCGCCAATGCCCCGCCGCCCCGCCAGCAACAGGCTGAACCTCCCGCGCCCAAGCCGGACATGTTTACCGATCCGGATGGGTATGAGCGCTGGGTTCTGGAACAGGCGGAACGTCGAGTCCAGGGTACCATCGAACAACGCTTCACCCAATTCCAGCAGCAGCAACAGGCGCGAGAGGCCCAGCGGGTCGACGAATCGCTTGCCATGGCTGCGAGGGGCGAGCGCGCTTTCGAGTTCGGTGCGGCCTATAACGCCCTCACGTCCCTCGATCGAAATAGTCCACAAGCCCGCTCCACGGTCTCCCGCATCTATAATGCGGCCGATCCTGCTGCGGCCCTGTTCGATTGGTGGGAAGCGAACGGCGGCCCTGAATATCGCGATCAAGTGTACCAGCAAGTTGCCCCTCGGGTTCAGCAACGTGCCGGAAACGGCATGCGGCAGCCCCAGCAGGGACAACAGCAGCAACCCCGCCATGTGATACGGCCCGGACAACGCCTCCCCTCGCTGAATTCTGCGACAGGCTCCAATTCGCAGCGCATCAGCGATCCCGAAATGCTCGACGGAAGTGACGAAGCAATCTTCCGCTTCGGCACACGTCGCTAAGGGCTGACGCTTCCGACTGCCGCTAACGACGCGATCAGCCATGCCCCCGAAAGGACTGGGACATGGCACTCACCACTGTTGCCGTAAACAACAAACTCATCGTTTTCCGAAAGGAAGTCTTCCGCGAATACGTTCGCCAGAACCTCTACTCGCCGTATATCGGGACCGAGATGACGGCGATCATCAGGGTCATCAACGACCTCAAGAACGGAGGCGAGCAGATCAACATCCCGCTCATCGCCAGGTTGAAAGGTCAGGCGATTTCAACCGGTACTCTAGTAGGGAATGAAGAAGCTATCGACAATTATGGGGATCGGGTCTGGATCGACTGGGCACGCAACGCCGTCAAAATCCCAAAGCCCGAAGAACAGAAAAGCTCGATTGATCTGTTCGGTCAGGCGCGACCTCTGCTTGAGGACTGGGGCAAGGAACTGCAGCGCGACGAGATCATCGACGCCTTCTATGCGATTCCGATCGCATCGACCGCGCCGGCCGGTCTCGGAACGATCTACGGGCAGCGCGTCAATGGCGCTCTGTTCGACGCCGCAACCGCCGCGCAGCGCAATACCTGGACGACGGACAACGCAGACCGCATCTTGTTCGGCGGGTCTCAGGGAAACCTCTCAGCAGGAAACTTCGCGACCAGCGCCGGAAACATCACGACGGCGATGACGCTGAGTGCTGCAGCACTCCTCAAAATGAAGCGGCTCGCGAAGCGGGCAAACCCACGCATCCGGCCCTACAAGCTCAAGAATGGCCGGGAGTATCTTGTGGTTTTCGTGGGATCGAATTGCTTCCGCGACCTGCAATCCGATACCACGATCATCAACGCCAATACGCAAGCAAGACCGCGTGAGGGTGATGGCCTCGACAAAAACCCGCTCTTTCAAGACGGCGATCTGATATACAACGGTATCATCGCCCGAGAAATCCCAGAAATGGATATCCGGTTGCCAGTATTCTATCAGACGGCCGGCAGTGGGGCGATCCAGATCGCCCCGGTGTTCATGTGCGGTCAGGCCGCCATGGCATGGGCATGGGGAAGGATGCCCCAACCCACATTCCTCAAGGAGAATGATTATCAATTCTTCCGCGGCGTCGGCGTGATGATGGCCTACGGCATGAAGAAGATCGCCAAATTGAACCCCGCAGGAAACTACAAGGAATGGGGTGTCTTCACTGGTTTCTTCGCTTCTGCGAATGACACCTAACATCTGGGCGTAGCTGTCTGAGCAGAAGGGCCGGCTGATCCTCTCCCATCAGCCGGCCAACCAAATCGTGAATTCTCGCGGCGGCGGGGAGGCTTGAAGACCCGCCCATCGTTGTAGAGCCCTACAAAGGCCGGGGCGATGAAGCGCGATGTGCCGCTAACTAGTGTGCCCTTGTTTGCGGAAAGACCTCGGGTAGCGCCGAGCCCGCGAGAACCATCCCCATTCATCGAAAGGTCAACATCATGCGCAACATCTTCCGCAATACGATCGGCGCGGTTGCTGCCGGTCTCTTCCTGGTCGCCGCACTCGCGACGACCATGGTCGTGCCTGCCTGGTCGCAGGCCGTGCCTGGCGGGCAACGCAGCTTCTCGCCGCGGATGTTCAACACGCAGCAGGTCCACTATCTGCGGTTCACGTTCAACTTCAATTCGTGTGTGATCCCCGCAGGCGCGGCCGTCTGCAACGTCAAGGTCGGTGCGGTTCCCTACAACTCGTGGCTCAAGTCGGTCTCTTATGACTTGATCACGGTGTTCAATCCGACGACATCCGCAACGATATCGCTTGGAACCAACACGACGGCCACGAACATCCTGGCCGCGCAGAACGTCTTTACCGGCGCCACTCTGGGTGCCACCGGTTATGTGTTCTGCGGCACGTCATGCGGCGCCGGCACGTTCGCGGGCATCGGAATGAGCGTTACCGGAGCCACCGCAGCGCAAACCGGAACGCTCGGCGGTTTCGACATCTATGCGGCCTATACGACCGGCGCTAACGCTTCGCAGGGTACGACCGGATCAGTCGTGTTCGTCATCGAATACTATGCTCCGAATGACGGCTCGTGCGCTCCGGTTCCTCTCGGCTCGACCGCGGGGGCATGCTGATAGTTGTGCGTAATGGGGCGGCTTGGAAATCAGGCCGCCTCTGACTCGAACCCATAGGTGATTCATGTCCAGCTTGACCGATGCGCAAGCCGCCCTTGTCGCGGCGAATGCCGTCCTCACCGAGGTAGAGGCTCTGAGCACCCAAGCATCCCAGATGATGGACATGCTGGAACGCGTGCAGACGTCCGCCGCTCCCATCGGGCCGGATATCATGACGCTCAAGCGATCGATCAGCGCGGCTGTGGAGACCATGCTTACGGACACCACGGCTGCGGTCGCCGCGGTGCAAGTCGTCGTGACGGACCTCGGAGGCTGACACAATGAAACGTATTGGCGCCTTTTGCTTGGGCATGTACTGTCTTGGCATCATCGTCATATTCTGTCTTGCTATCGGTATTCTGTTAACTCCGCGGCCGGCATCAAGCCAGAACACCGGCACTGATCTTGGCAGCCTTGCAGTGCAAAATGCCTTGCAGCGGCCTACCTCGCCGCAGAGCGGCGATCTAACAGTTCTTTATCGCGGCACGACTGGTGCCGCGGTTTACACGCCATCCGCCGCATTCACGTTCGCAATATCGGCCGTGAATGCGCAAGCCAACTTTGGAGGACTCTGACCATGCACGCGCCATTCCGTTTTCTCGCCAGTGTTCTGGCAGCCATCCTCACGCTTGGTGGAGTTGCGCTTGCTGCAACTACCCCGAATAGCATCGTCACCGCTCAGACCATCAAGCGCGGCATAGTACAGTTTCTCCAGGGGACCGACGTTGCCGGAACCTACAAGACGCTCTATACGGCTGGCGCGAATGGCTCGAAATGTTTCGGCATGGTCGAGACAAATAACGATGCCTCGGCAACGCACGTTGTCACCGTCCAGGTTTTCAACGCCACCGTTGGCTATGGAGGAACGGCGATCATCACGGCCAGCAATGATGGCTATGTCAACACAGCGCCACCAAAGGCTATGATGACTCCCGCGGTGTGGCCAGGTTTGCCCATCGACAGCAATGGAAATCCGTTCATTTATCTTGTGAGCGGAGACACCTTGCAGGCCACGTTCGCCACCGCGATTACGTCGATGGATTTGGTGAACATCTATGTCAATTGTGTAGATTTCTAGGAATCATCCCATGAAGCGCGCCGTTCCACTTATCGCCGTATTTGCTATTGGGACATTTCTTGCGGTCATGCTGTCGCGGGCTCCTGCGCTCGATGCGGCTGACCAAAGCGGGAGGGGCCGCTTTGCTCTCTCATCCCAAGTCAATCATCTTGGCGGCAGCGCTGCGCCTCCTCCAGTTGCAGCTACATGCACCGGGTTTGCTCTTTTGGTTGGCGGGGGCGATCTGGGCGGAAAAGTAACTTTAACCAGCGGAACGACATGTTCCATCACGTTCGGAACGCAGTTCGCCAGTGCGCCGGCCTGTACCGTAACTCCTGGCAGCGCCGCGTCGACTACGTTGGCGACGACGACGACGAGTGCATTGAGCATTACATTCGGCACAGCGCAGACGGCGTTTTCATTCACCTGTATCGGACTGTGAGTAGGTCAAAAAGGGCACTATCATGAGCACAACCACTCTCGCCTTGTTGGCTAATTTGGCGCGGCGCGGATTCACGGTCGATGACGATCGAACGGCTGGAGCCTTGGCGGCGCAAGCCGGCGCTGCGCCGATCCAGCGGGACGTGACTCGTTGCACGGTTTCATCCGCGGCGACGGCAAGCTTCATTTTGGGGGATTGCCTCACAAATGAGGCAGACCCGCTTGTCTGGGTTCTCAATGATTCCCCAAACACGATCAATGTGTATCCGTTTGTCGGGCAGACCATGAATGGATCACTTAATGCGGCGCTCACCATAGCTGCCGGAGGATTCGCATTCTTCTCGCGTACCGCGCTTGATTGGCGCGGTGCGGTGTTTACCTAATTGGCATTCTCCCGGCCCTACGCGGGATCAACTGAAGGAAAGGAACACAATATGGTCGATGATGCCAAGAAGATTCCTGAGATGGAGCCCTATGATCTGGATCATCCGCATGAAGAGGCGTCTATGGTGGATCGTCTGCGGGCTGTCCTGACCAGCATAAAAACAAATGCCAGGCACAACGCGCCGATAGCTCCGGGGGATATTGCGGAGCTTGAGGCCATCGTGGCGGCGGCCATGCCGGACGTGACCGTTCCGGTGCCTCCCCAGCCCTAATCGGCGACCGGCGGGCGGCACCGCCGGAAACCGTTGGGCGGCGGCCTTTCGTCCTCCCCTGGGAAGGGCTGCCGCTCTCAAATTCATCATCATTCATAGGGATTCATCATGAACGAAGACACGAACGAAGCCCTTGCATTTCCTCCCGAAGAAAAAGTCGATGGTCGCCGCAAGCGCCGAGAGTCCCCCGAGCGGGATTTCGTCGAAATCACCTATGTCGACGAGGAAGGCCCATCGAAAACGAAATGCTGGGGCATCGACTTCAAGCTCAATGTGCCGGTGCAGGTTCCTGTGAATGCGACGGTGGAGTCATTGACGCGGAAGGAGACCTCCGGTCCGGAGGGCGAAATCCGCTCCCGCGGCGTCCATGGGCGCATTTCCGTGGTCGAGCTTGCCCGCGGCAATTCTGGATTCATGGTCGACGGCGTGCGTGCGGAACGTAGGCTGGGCTCGCAGCGGCTTCCGACCGATGCAGACCAATATCGCGGCTATGCGATGGGCTGGATCAGGGAAACAAACACTATACGCCAGCTCGATCAGCGCTGGGAGGGGGAGGCAAACCTGCGTGAGAAATGCGGGTGCGAGCAGAAGGACGAGAATTATTTGCGTCCGTTCCTCGATGCGAAGCGGGATCAACTGAAGGAAGCGGCGTAACTCATGCCCCCCACTTCCCCTTACCGTACCCAAGCCGATCTCATCACCGAAACGCTCGCCAATATCGGCGTGCTCTCGGCCGGGCAGCCGATTGACCCGGAAGACTATAATTACGTACAGGAAAAACTCGACGCCATAATGAGAAAATTGGCGGGCCTGGAAATCGTCTACATCGCGGACAGCAACACCATCCCCGGCGTGTTCTTTTCCGATCTCGCCGATATCGTGGCGGGAGAAGTTGCAACCAAGTTCGGAACGACGGGGCAATACCTTACCGATCTCGTCAACAGGGGGCTCGGCGGTGCTGCCGGGACTCCGGTCGGCAGCGGTGCGGCGGCGAAGTCTCTCAAGCAGATATCCCGCGCTAGGCCCACGCAGGAAGTGTTGCGGGTGGAGTATTTTTGATGAACGTGACTGTATTTTTAGATGGCTGATAGAGCTGATATTCTATATCGAAGCGGCGTGATTAGCGACAAACAGATGAGCAAAATGCGGCCATCGCCGTCGCAGTCTCAGGTGATGGGTCCGCACAATTTTGATGCGGCGATGAAGGCACTAAATCTTAATCCGCAAGAACAAGCGCTGTATCATCGGCATCTATCAAATTTGTGGGGTGCTGGCGGCGTCGATAATTCAGACGGAAGCCGATCGTCGCTTTATCAGGCAGTCCAAGAGCATAACGGAATGTTTTACAATATTCCAACGGTGTGGAATGGCAAACGTGAAACCGAACTATACACTCATCCCGTCACAGGACAGGTGATGGATGTTCCAAACAAGACTGCACTTGATAATGTCGAGCGTACAGGTTGGGACAAATTCCCGTCCTATGCGACGCCAGATGAGGCCGATCAGCGCTATGAAAATATGCACAAGTTTATGGAGCAGGATACTCATAATTATATGCAATCCAAGGCTCAAGAGCAGTAAGCGCGGGTGACCGATGGCCGAACCAGGCTCACCCACTCAAATCCCCTGGCCGCTGTCGTCTTTCCCCGGCGCCAATTCGCAGGAGAGCGCGGGCAGGCTCATCAATTGTTCTGCAGAACCGCTTGGCGATCCATCGGCCGGGAGATCGTCGGCACCGGCTCCGCAGGTCTGGCGCAGACAGCCAGGCTTTTCTCTGTTCGCGATTACTCCCGAGGTCGTAGCGTATCGTGGCGGTTTGATTGTCAACAATCTCAGTTTCGAGGTATGGGCAAACGTCTACACGGTCGACGCCAATGGCGGCGTGACGCTGCTGGGCGCGCTGCCTGGAACGAAGAAAGTCTCGATCGCCCATAATCAACGGCTGCCTTTGCCTGACGTGGTTGCGGTCGATATCGATAATGGGGCCTATCTACTTGCGGCACCAGGTCCGGTTCCTCCCGAGGGAACGCCCATCGCCCCGACGCCATGGGTTAATCCTGGATGTCCGCAATTTAATTCAGTATGTTTTCAAGATGGGTATTTTTTTCTTACGGCTGCCGATGGACGTTGTTTTGCTTCGGTATTAAATTCTGTTACCACAATCAACACGATAACCTTCATTACCTGCCAGGCCAAGTCGGACGTGATACTGCTGCGCGGTATCGCCTTCTCTGGCATGTTGTGGCTGTTCACCACGGGATCATGCGAGATATGGCAGGACGTGGCGGGCGTTGCGCCTGCGTTCCCTTACGGGCGGCTCTCCGTCATCGAATACGGATTGGTGCAGGCCAATGCCATCGCGGGATGGGAAACCGGATTTTCGGTTCTGATCTGGGTCGCGCAAGACTTCGGAGTGTATCTCTGTCAGCCTGGTCAGTTCGCACCGACCAAGATTTCACCGCCAGACCTAGATCGCCTGATCGAGGGCCAGGTACGGGCCGGAAATCTCCTAGAAGCCGGCGTCTACGCCTATGGCGGCAAGAAGTTCTGGGCGCTGTCCTCGCCGGCATGGACATGGGAATTCAATCTTTCGACCAACAAGTGGAATGAGCGTTGGTCGCTCTCTGTCGCCACGGGATCGTTCGGCCGCTGGCGTTTTACCTGTGGGCATCCTGCCTTCAACAAGTGGCTCGGCGGCGATCAGGCGGGCGGCAACCTCCTATGGATCGATGTCACCAACTTTAGCGAGAACGGCGCGGTTTTGCTCTTCAGGATGGAGAGCGGTCCCGTCGCAGACTTCCCCAATCTGTTGCGCATTGCGCGGGCTGATTTCCAATTCGACAAAGGCGTAGGCATCGCGGTTGCGAATGTTCTCGTGAATGTCTTCGGTGCAGCAGCGGGAACCGGCGGCCTCGTGCGGCTCACGGTGAGCAATACCGCACGGATGGCTACCAACGATACCGGCATCGTGTCAGGTATCACCGGCACCACGGAAGCCAATGGCACATGGCCGTTGCGCATCATCGATCAGACGCATGTGGAATTGATAGGGAGCGTGTTCGTCCACGCCTATGTCTCCGGAGGGACGCTGGTCGATGTGACGAGTCCGCCAAATGAGATCAATCCTGCCGTCGCCATTTCGCTTTCGAAGGATGGCGGCAATCGCTGGGGCAATCCGCTGATCAGATATCTCGGCAAGCAAGGGCAGACGCAGCGCCCACGGGCGTCCGTCAAGTCAATGGGACTCTCTGGGCCGATGGGATGCCGGTGGCGGATCGATGTCAGCGATCCCGTCTATTGCGGATTCCTGGAAGCGACACAGGCGAGCGATGCGCGGGATGTGGGAGCATAGGTGATGGACTATACTATAGAGCGAGACGGCGGCGGCACACGACTCCTTTTGGAGAACGGCGATCGCATCACCATCAAGATTGTGGTGGGTCATATCAAAGAATCTGACAGGGAACTGGACAGTTCGCGTGAGTATAATGTCCAGACAGCCATCGCAATGTTTGTTGATGAGTCGGAGATGGTGAAGGAAAAGTAATGGCCGCCCCTCCCGACACACCATTGCCACAACCAAATTTCGATTGGGTCACACACGGAAACAAGCCAACACAGCCATTTGCGCAGTATATGGCGAAGCTCGATGCGTGCGTTAGGGCACTTGCTGGGGGTCTATTCGGCTCACCGACGCAATTGATCAATGCGGCGAATGACGGGGCGGCGGCGGTGGCTGGAGTGCGGATCGGTCAGGCATACAGGAACGGGTCAGTGTTAATGATTCGGGTGACATAGCGACCATCTTGAATTTGCGCGGTCGATAAATCTTCTGCTTTAAGAAACGCGGAGTACAACTTATGGGTTTGTTCGACGTGTTTTCTACCGGAGCCCAGCGCGACGCCGCCAACTCCCAGATCGCCGGCATCAATGCGGGCATCGGCGATCTTACCAAATCGTTTGGGCAGGGGCGCGGTGCGCTTCAGACCAATTATGCCGCCGGCTTGCAGCCGTTCATGCAGGATTATGCACAGGCGATGCGTGGTGGGACGGCCCTCGGTAATGCTTTGGGGCTTAATGGACCGGAGGGAAATGCCGCGGCCGTTGCCGCGTTCCAGAACAATCCTGGTTATCAATTTCAGAAACAGCAGGGCATGGATGCGATCCTTGCCAATCAGGCCAAGTCCGGACAATTAGCTTCGGGAAATACCAATCTTGATCTGATGAAATATGGGACTGGTCTGGCAGACCAAAGTTGGGGGCAGTATATCTCAAACTTGCAACCCTACCTAAATCAAGAGAATCAGGCTGCGAGCGGGATCGGCGGGCTTTATTCGGGGCTCGGAAACCAACTCAATCAGAATTACGTTGGCCAAGGCAACGCCCAGTATGGTGCGGATACCTCGATCGGCAATGCGAATGCCAACGCCGATCTCGCGCGCCTGACAGCATCCCAAGCGGGACTTGGGGCGATAGCTGGGGGACTTAACCTTGGTTCTAACCTGTTTGGAAACTTCATGAAGGCGGCACCGGCCGCTGCTGCGGCATAGGAGCACAATTCATGCCCGATAATCCCTATATGACGGTCGGCGCGCCGAGCTATGCTGCTCCCTTGATGGACTGGCAGGGCATTGCGAGCAACATCGGCAACAATCTCACACAACGCCCTCAGCAGCCCGGACAACAGCCGGGGCAGGCCGCAGGCCCGATGAATATCCGACCGCCGGCCCAGATGCAGGGAATGCCTCAGCAACCTGGACAGCCGCCTGGAATGCAGGGCCAGCCCCCTTTCGGACAAGGATGGGGGCAGCGCTTGCAGCAATGGCTCGCGCAAATGGGCGGCCCTCAACAGCCAAGGCCAGGAATGACTCCTGGTGCCCCGCAGTTCGGAGGCCCGCAGCCGCCTGTGCCAACGGCACAGGGACCGACTGGGCTCTACTGACGCAGGGCATCCATGTCCGATGTCTCCTATGCCGGCCCATTGAGCCAATGGCTCGCGCAAGCGCCCCCAGAACCCCCGCCGAGGGTGATGGGCAAGTCGCTGGCAGAACTTCTGGGGCCGTATTTGGGGATCACGAAGCCCGGCGAGGACATCCGCCAGATGGGCATAGCCCAACCCGACGTGATCGGAAACCGTCCCGACGTGCAGGAAGCCGTCAAATCGGCCGTGGCGTCGGCCTCGGAGCCGTTTGGGCAGTTGGGGAGGGTGATGATGGGGCAAAGCCAGGAACCGTGGCAGGAACTCGGCGGGGCTATCTTGGGGATGGCTGCGCCTCCGGGGGCAAGAGGGTTGAAGGCTGGTGCGGAAGCGGTAGAATCGGGAGCAATGGGAACGGCAATCCGCGGATACCATGGCACCAAGTCCGCATTCGACACATTCAATCTGCGCAATGCTGGCAAGTCCGATCCCGGCCTAGTCGGGAAGGCTGTCTATTTCACACCATCGAAGGAGCAGGCATCCGATTACGCCACATCGCCGCACTATGGGGGTGCGGGCGACACACAGCGCGTCATGTCGCTTGCGTCTGATCTCAAAAACCCGTTGATAATTGAAGATGGCCGTTTGCCTGACGGGCGCTCTTTGAGCCGTGATATTCATCCGCAAGGGATCACTCGCGCATCTGGTGAGGCATTTAGGCGCGAAATTCAGAAGATGGGGCATGACGGAGTAATCTTCCGAGTTGGCGGCGAAGATACGCAATATGCGGTATTCGATCCGAAGAAAGTGCGCCCACACCCTTTCGGTGAGGAAGGCGCGACGGCGGGGATGGCGGGGGGAAGGCTTGTGCAGCCGACAGCCCTAAAAGTTGTCGACGACGGCACCCGCATCAACATCGCTCCCCATGACATGGAAGTCCCCGAATGGGGAAAGAATCTATCCTGGGGCCTCACCGCCTATCGCAGCAAGGTCAAGGGCGAAGACGCCATCCATGTCCGGGATGCGCGTCTTCCCCCGGAAATGCAGGGCCAGGGTCACGGCACCGCCATGTACGAGCATGCGGCCGGCATCGCGGCCAAGGAAGGCAAGCCGCTACTCTCCGATGGCACCGTGACGCAAGACGCCGCCAACCGCTGGATGGCGCTCAACCGGGCCGGCTACAACGTCCAGATGTCACCTGACAAGGTATTCCGGGCAGGGCCGCCGGAAGCCCCACACCTGGGGCGGTTCGAAACGCCGGATGGATCGCCAGTGTTTAGAGTCGAATCGAAGGGCCGTATCGGTTTCCAGTCTGCTGGAGCCCAACGCGGCGATGCGACAGGCAGCACCGCCCCACGCCTCACCGAAGCCGAAGAAGCCGCCGCCCGTCAGAGATCGGCGGACTATCAAGCAAAGCTCAAAGAGCGGCTTGCCAACAAGCCTGCTGCCGAGCCCGCCAAACCTGTAGCCGGCGGTGAGCGAGTTGGATTCAAGTCGTTGGGAACAGAGAAGACCGGCACCCTCTCCGACTTCATCACCGCCTATCACGGATCGCCCCATGACTTTGACCGCTTCGACCTCTCCAAGATAGGAACCGGAGAGGTAATGCAGAGGCCGCCACCAAGTCCCTCCGCGAAGCCGGCATCCCCGGCATCAAGTATCTGGATCAGGGGTCGCGGGGCCAGCAGGCGGACTATCACGCGATGAGCGAAGGCGGCAAGTTCTATGCTGCAAACTATGACAAAATAAAACAGTCTGGACCATTCGATACCCGCGAAGATGCGTGGAAGTGGATCAATGAGCAAAAGAAAGCTCGCGAGACCCGCAACTACGTTGTTTTCGATGACAAGCTTATCGACATCCTAAAGAAATACGGCATTGCCGGCATAGGAGCCCTTCCCGCCATGAACGCCTATCACTATCAGGACAAGGGGAATTAAAGGTGGGCGCATCCGACTACATGGTTGTCCAGCCGCCGAACTTTGCGGCGTATGCCAATCCTAATTTCGGATTGGCGCTGGGCCAGCAAATTGCCGATCTCCCCGAAGCCTATATGAAGGGCCGGGAGATGAAGCGCATGCGCGCCTCCCAGCAGCCCATCATTGATCCCAACACCGGACAGCCGAGCGAAGACCCCAACACGATCGTGAGGCAAAGGCTGGGGCTTGGCGGGGATTATGCCGAGAAGATGCTGCCCTTTCTCTATGGCAATAAGTGGATGCAGCAGAATGCAGGGTTACAGCCGCCCTCGATGGAGGGAAACGAGCCCGCGCCAACGCCTGCGCCTTTCGCGCGTGGAGCGGCGGCGCAACCTGCGCAGGCGTCACAACCGCGATATTCATCTTCAGGTGCCGACAACTCAGGTGATCAAACATTCCTTGCCAATGTCGCCACCAAGGTGTTCGGCGAGCGCGATGTCTCCCCGTTGATTGGACGTTATGCCAAAGCGCTTGGCATCGATCCGTCCGATTCATTGACACCGGAACAAGAACAGCAAGCCGAAAAATGGATGCGGAATTCGGCTGCAACCATGGGGGCGGCCCCGGCTTCATCTGAAGTATCACGGCCCGCAGAGGCAATAAGCGCGGCAGAGGTTGGCAACAATGTCGGCGGCGCTGGACCATCTCTTGCGGGCGGGCCGCCATCGGGAGGGCCGGCGCCAGTTGGCGGTACTGCTCCCACTGCGCTTGCACAGGCTGGCGGGGGAAGGGCGAATGTGGACGCGGCGGGAGCGGCTGGCGGTCCCGTAACGGCCTTCACGCAGTGGGATGCGCGGCAACGGGCAATGCCACCGGACCAGACAACGGGTCTTCCTCCCGGATACACGGAAAAGACGGCGGCGAGATGGTATAGCCTCGGCGACCAGAAATCCAATATCGCAAACGGCCTCGCGGTCACCGGCAACAAAGCTCAAGCCGAGCAAGTAAAGTCTCAGGCCGACCATGCTTACGGAATGGCGCAGAAGATTCGCGATGCGATAAAGGAACGGGCGGCGTTTACGAATGAACAGAAGATTGCTCGCGATCCGGCGATTCCTGAATTCGAGCGCGGCAAAGCCCTCGGCACGGAGATGGGGAAAGCGCAAGCCGGTGTACTCAAAGAGTATGTTGACGCGGGCCGATCGGCTCAGAAGCGAATTCAAAGTCTCGACACGATCGGTGACGCCTTGAAGCGAGGCGGCGGAAACATTACCACTGGACCATTCGCAGAGCACACTTTGCATGCAAAGCAAGCGCTTTCGTCTCTATTCAATATAGATTTTGCTGGGACGCCGGAAGCTGAAGTAGCGCAAAAGACGGGATTTTCACTTGCAACTCAGGCCGTCAAGGAAATCAGCCAACGTCCGTCACAAATGGAATTTAGGCTGGCGATGCAGAACAATCCTGGCCTGCTATTGACCCCAAAAGGGTCATTCATGATGATCGACGTTTTGAAGCAGACCGCACGGCAGGATATTGAATTGGCAAAGCTCGCACAGCGGCGCGAAAACTGGGATAATTGGCAGGACATCTCCGACAAATATTATAAAGAGCATCCCCTGAAGTCACCGTTTGATCGTTCCAAAAATATCGGAATGGATGATCTCAAGGCTATCGGCGGGGATGTGCCGTCACCTACCGCACCGACTCATAAGGCTGCGGACAAGGCGGCCTATGATGCCCTTCCTAAAGGGGCAATCTTTACCGGACCGGATGGAAAGCAATGGCGGAAGCCTTAGACCCATCGGCATGGGGTGCCGTCCCGGTAGAGGGACCATCCGCTTGGGGAGCTGTGCCGGTCGACGCCGATCCTACGGCCATGGACACGGCCAAGGATATCGGCAAGTCAGCCGGTATCGGGTTGGTGAAAGGCGCGATCGGTTTGGCTGGTTTCCCGGTTGATGCCGCATCTGCCATCAATCGTGGTATTGACTGGGTTGAGGAGAAGCTTGGAGCGGCACCGCCGCAACAGCAACCCTCGGGACCTCCGACTCTTGGTTCCGAAGATATAAGAAAACGAGTCGAGAAGGTTACAGGTCCACTCTACGAATCAAAGACCACGCCCGGAAAAATTGTGCAGACTGGCGCCGAGTTTATCCCTGGCGCGGCGATCGGGGGCATTCCTGGGATTGCCCGACGAGCGCTTATTGGAGGCGCGGCGGGTGCGGGTTCCGAAGCGGCGGGCCAGATGGTCGAAGGCAATCCACTAGAACCGTGGATTCGTCTCGGAACGGCCCTCGGGATCGGCGGTGCGACTGCTATGATGAGTCAGCCGCGTTCCGCGCAGCGATTCATCCGGGCGCAGATGCCGGATTATGTGAATGACCAAGCGGTGACGCACGCCGATGCGTTGATCCAGGATGCGGGGCAACGGGGTGTGACATTGACGTGGCCGGAAGCACTCAGTCAAGTGACTGGACGGCCTGTGTTAAGAGACATGCAGCGCCTCCTTGAGATGGCGAAGCAGACGCGGGCGCCGATGCAGCAGGCTCTTGGTGATCGGCCCGCGCAGATTAGGACCGCAGCAGAGACAGAAATAGCCAACATTGCGCCGCAGACCACGCAGCCCTCAACGATCGGGCCAGCAGCAGGAACAGCGGCCGAGGGGGAACTCGGGCGGGTCCGCCAAACAATCAATCAAGTCTCCGAACCGTTTTACGATAGGGCCAAGACGTTTCGGTTATCACAAGCGGAAATGGCGCAAGTCCGTGCTATTCCAGGTTTTTTCAATGCCGAGAGGGCGGTGCGCCGAGACCCGCAACTCAATCGCGAAGTTGCGCATCTGCCTAATGACAGCATTGGGTTTTTGAATGAGGTAAAGAAGTTTCTCGATCAGCAGGCAGAAAACGCCGCTTCTCCGGTCCAGCAGGGCCGCAGTGTCCAGCGAGCGGCGGGATTTGGCCGGGATGCTCAAGCGGTTCGTGATGCCGCTATCAACTCTGAAGCGCGCGCTGGGCAGGCCAATTATGCGCAAGCGCTCAACATTCAGCAGACCGGCCGGCAACGCTATCTGGAGCCCTTGCTGCAGGGGCCGCTCGGCAAGCTGGCAGATAAAAATGTCACCACAAAAAATGCCGTCGAGGCGCTTTTCCCCGCTGAACCAATCGCCGGCAGTGAGCACGAGATATCAACGGCGGTGGGGGCGTTGTCGCGCCAGAATCCCGGCGTGGCGCGACAGTTGGTTCGCGCCCATGTTGAGGCGAAGCTCAATGAGGCATTCGATGCGGCAGGGCGCGATATGGAAGCGGCGGGCTTTGCAGGGGCATCGTTTGCGCAAAGGCTGACTGGAAGTCCTGTTGTGGGCACGCAACGAGGTCAAAATTTTCGCGCAGCAGTAGAGGCGCTTCCGAATGGAAGGCAAATATGGCCGGGGATTGAGCGTTTTTTGGAAATCGCTCGCGCTACAGCCCGCCAGCCCATAGGCTCAAAAACTGCGACAAACGAAGCCGAACTCCATGCCATGGCGACGGGCAGATCACTTGCCAACCTCGCCAAGACAGCGGCGTCGCCGGGGGAATGGTGGCACGCCGCCCATGAAATGTGGGGAAAGTGGCAAACGGGTAACAATTTGAACGAATTAGCTCGGATCATAACCGATCCGCGGTCGGCGGAAGTCTTCCGGCGTATCGCGCGGACGCCACGTGCTACGCGGCAGGCGATCAACATGGCGGCTCGCATTACGGTCGGAGTGGGTCTCGGCGCCAAAACAGCGGCGGAAGATCGAGCGAACCAAGCCAGGCAATGACAGCAGAAAACTCATGGCTATGGTCGCCAGCATTGCTGCGATAAACCCAAAAAATGAAACGACATAGCCGTTGTCGGTCCACTCATAAACGATATTGGTTCCACCGACAGCAAACATCACAAGCAACTGGAAAAAGCCCCACATGAAATTTGTCATCGCCACCCTTGCCCTCCTCTGGTCACAATTCGCGGTCGCGCAGGGTACGCTAAGTCTCGCGCTAACACAACAATTTGCTTTCACCGCCTGCGCAAACTCCGGCGGTGTCTGTGGCACCCCTCTGATCGGGGGGCTCCTATTTTTCTATCAGGTCGGAACTGTGGCAACGCCACAGAATTCTTTTCAGGACGTGGCCCTCACCATCCCCAATCCATGGCCCCTGGTGCTGGATTCGAGCGGGCGAGTGCCCGTGTTTTATCTTGCTTCCGGAAGTGTTCACGTCCGCCTCACCGACAGCGGTGGCGTCGTCCAGATCGATACGAATTCTCTCGTCATCGGCCCCGCTGGTGGGGGAGGCGGTGGCGGATCGTCTGTCGATCCAACGGCAGTGGCATCGACGGGTGACATGAAATTCCGTGCTACCGGCGAGACATTGGCCGGATGGGTTAAGGCAAACGGCCTCACCATCGGTTCGGCAGTCTCCGGTGCCACGGGCCGTGCCAATGCCGATACATCTGCGCTCTACACCTATCTCTGGCAAAATTGCTCCCAGCCGACCGGCAACCGTCATTGTCCCGTCTCCGGCGGCCTCGGGGCATCCGCCGCGGCGGACTTTGCCGCCAACAAACAGCTTGCCATCCTGGACTTCCGTGCATCCATCCCGGTCGGTCTCGACGATATGGGCGCCACGGCCGCAGGAAGGCTCCTGGCGAGTAATGTGACATCGGGCGGCGGTGATGGCCCCAGTACTCCGAACGCTACCGGCGGCGAAGCCAATCACGTCCTGACCCTCGCCGAGCTTGCTGCCCACAATCACACGGCAACGGACGCGGGACACACGCATAATTTTACCTACCAAAGGATCGTCGATGCGATGACGGGCGGAGTCAGCGTTCGCGTTACGCAAATTGATCAAGTTGGTGACAACACCGTCGCCACCACGCAGACCGGAACCGCGAACATTACGGTCGCCAATTCGGGCGGGGGCGGGGCGCATAACAATATGAGCCCGTTCGTTCTTGGCTCGTTTTACATTAAGCTTTGACGGGAGGCTGAGATTTACCAATATCCGGTATATCTGCCACAGATCAGTAACCGTGAAGACCTCCTATTCACGGTAAGCCTCTTCGATGACGACACCGGCCAGCCCGTGCGACTGGACGGCACGCAGACGGCCACGCCACAGCCCTTCACATCCGCCGCATGGACCGTCACCGATGGGGCGATCGTCACCACATCGACCACGGGCATCACGATCCCCGTCTATCCCATCGCCAATCAGTTGACGGCCTTGGCATTGGTCGTCGGTAAAAATCTCGCCATTGCTCCCGGTGATTTTGTCATGATCGCGGATACCGCGACCGGCCTCAACAAGATGACCGGCTATGTGGTGTCCTATGCGCTCTCGACCGGGTTCCTCGTGGTGCAGATTGGCTGCAGCTTCCTTTTCGAGATTCGCCGTACCGGGGCACGGTTCGACGGATCGGGATACATCCCTTGGTATGACTGGGGCATTTCGGATGAGCACGGTCCGCTTCTTCAAGCAACGCTGGGCACCGGAATCCAGATCATGGACATTGGAGTGATCCAGATCATGATTCCGGCCGCCGCCATCCAGAAGCTTCGCACCGGAACCTATTCGGGGGCGCTTGTCGTGACGGATTCCGTCAACACGCGGCAGATGTTCGTGGGGCAGTTGCCTGTGCAATGGGGTGCCGTAACACGAGGGCCGGTGAATGCGCAGGCCGGGGCGTTTAGCGCGGGATTTAGCGGAGGATTTTCCTGATGACCCTCCCCGCTAACATCCGCGTCAACGCTCAGATTCCATTCCCATCATTGGTGTACGGCTCTGGCCCCATCACCATTGCCAAGCAGAATGGCATCTGGACGGTCGGCTTTTCAATCGCCGCATTCGGTTCTATTGTTCCCGCCGTTCCAAATTACCCAACTGATTATTTGATGGGATGGGACGCGGTTAACAACACTTTTTTCAAGGTGTCGATCACCAATCTGATCTCTTCGATTGCGACAACTATTCCGACGAGAACGCAACGTCTAGTGACGACTTCTCCTATAGGAGTCGGTCCCACGGATATGATTATCAACACAAATATCGCGGCCGGCTCGCCCACATGCGTGCTCCCTGCTGCGGCTGCTCGTCTAGGTCTCCCCATTACATTCAAGGACGTGGGCGGCCAATGGGCCGCGCACAATCTCACGTTCTCATGCACGGGTGGCGATCTTATCGATGGCGCTGCGACCGTAGTCGGCAGAAACGCCTATGGCTCGTTTACTTTTGTTCCGGCGAATGACGGAACATCAACGGGATGGTCGATCGAATGATGCGCATATTCTTTGCGGTATTGTTCTGTTTGAGTGCTGCGGCAACCGCAGTAGCGCAGACGTTTCCCGGTCAATTGCCGGCGTGGAACCTCTATGGAAATCCAAGCGGATCACCTTCCAATCCGGGGGCGGCGACCGTAATGCAGATGCTCAACGGCGTCTGGGGAACTCCGTCTGTTGGCAATGTGCCACTCGCGACCGGCCCATCAACGGCTATATGGGGAGATGCGGCCCCCAATGGGGTGATCTATGTTGCAACTGCAGGAAATGATAGCAATAGCGGGCTTAGCCCATTTTCCCCAAAGTTAACAATTCAAGCAGGCGTGAACGCATCAGGCGGCAAGGTTATTATCGGTGCTGGAACCTATACGCTCAATGCTTCAATAGCAATGCGGCCCGGAGTTACCGTTCAGTGCGTGCCGGGAGCTATCATCACACAAGGAAACGGCGCCAATCTCACAAGCCTGGTGGAATTTGTTACCAATACCGCTAGCGGCGCTGCTCTGGAGTTCTGCGATATCAACGGCAACCGATCCAACAATACCGATAACGTCAACGTCATCATGGTCAACGTGAGAACAGCAAATGACGTTACGCTGAGAAACAACACGTTAAGAAATTCAAACGGGTTCTGCGCCAGCACTTTTACCGGCGTTCGCGTTCGTTATGCTGACAATTTTGTAACAAATTGTTTTGCGGATGGACTTGCGGTAATAACGGGAACTCCATTTACCCCATCGCATTGCGACATACGCGGAAATCATTTAATTGCCCCAATGGGCGCGCATGCAATCGTCATTGCTAACGCCGATTATTGCACAGTGATAGATAACGATGTCATCGGTGACATGATCGGCGGTCCGTCTGCGCTGTTGCGAGTAAGCACGTCTGGCAGCACAGTCACTTGGATAAGCGGGCCGCAGTTCAACTCTATTATCACGGCAGGCAACTATCTCGTCATCAATGGCGGGGCTGAATTTCAGGTAACATCGATTACCGACTCCACGCATCTCCAGGTCTCCGGGGCTCCTGGAACGCTGACCAATGTTTTGGCGGTAATTGGTACGGGCGATCTGGTGAGTATCGACAGTTCGTCCTATACGATTTTTGCCAACAATCATGTTGCTACTAATGTCACACAAGGGGTTTCACTCAACACAGGCACGGGCGGTGAAATCGCGCAGAAAAACATGATTGCAAACAATCATGTTCAATTTATTGGGGAAATGTGTGTCGGCGTACAGCAAACTGGCGCTGTTGGGTTTGACGGCAATACGATTACGGGCAATATCCTTGAGGACTGCGGGATGTCAGGCTCTACTGCGACGGGCGGCGGTGGCATTCAGGCGGCAATTGAGTTGTTCGGCGCAAATATCCTTGGGACGTTCATCGAGTCAAATTCTATTCGAGATGATCAAATGGCGCCGACCATATCATATTGGTTGGCGTTCAGTGGCCCTACAGCAGGGCAAGTCATCCTAGGTAAGAATAGTTACGTTGGTACAGTCAATTCTGGGATATTGAACGACATTACCGCCATTACATTGAATTCCGCATGGGGCACTACAGCAAACGCATCGGCCGTCGTGTCGCAGGGTGATTCTGTCATTTTGACAGTAAACTCGTCCGGCAGCGGACAGGCCAATCCGGCGGCTGTGTCGATTGGGAAAATTAGCACCGTGCCATCGTCCGGCGGGCCTGGCAATCAAGCGTTGATTATTTGTAAAGAAGTGAACACGGACGACACCGCATTCAACTTTGTTGCAGGCGAGTATGCCAGCACATCGACAGTCTGGAATATGATATATCAAGGACTGCCAGTTGCGGGCAAGTTTTATAGATTTATATGCAAGGGGTGATGAATAAATATGATTGGCCCCGTCGCACTCGGGGCCTGGGTTTACTTTGGTTGATCAATTTTCGGTCCGCCCGCCTTGGCCAGTTCCAAATCAGTCACGCACCAAGCGTAATTATGTATGATGATGCGCGTGACAGTTTC